GCTCCAGAAGACCATACGACCTTTTGCGGTGCATGATCTTTTAGTTCCATTACAACTAAATCGGTAAGTCTTAAGGGGAATCTCTCTAAATCCGACAGAGTGGTATCAAGTTGGAACTGCAAAGTGAACTGTGAACGACCATAACTTGCTTCTCTTTCCAATAAATCCAAATCGGAGAAACGACCTGGATCTGTTGGACGCCCTTTCTGCTCTATACATTCTGTTTGAATCACTGGCGCAAGCGCTTCTCCATACTTTTCTGGTTTCGCTGGATACCTAGCAGGCCAAATACGACACTCATAACTCCTCATCCGAAGCTTGTTATAGATACTTTCCTCTGTTTGGGGCGTTCCGAGGAACATAATCTCCCCACCAGGCTTCAAAATTGCATTAAATTCTCCGACTGAGTGTAATAATTTCTCTCTCATTCCTATTGTCCACGCAGTATTTGGGACTTCTACGTCATCAGCAAGGATTAAATCTGCCCTCGAACCCGTTAACTGTCCAAAAACACCCACTGATTTCACAGAAGGGCTTTGATCTGGGATCGACGGTCTCACATCAAATCTATTTGATGCACTTCTTTGCTCATCCCGATCAGGATCTAAGCATTGAAGCAGCTTCATCTCTCTAATTAACCTCAAACAGAACTGGGCAAAGTCATCCGCCCTAGTTTTTGAGGCCGACACCACCATTATTTTCTTCTGTGGGTCATTCCTTAGCAGCCAAAGTACATAAGCTGCTGCCATCCAACTCTTCCCTACTCCTCGAAAAGCTTCGATGATCCTTCTCTTAGGACCATCCTGCATATATTCACCAATATCCAACTGAATCGGTGTCGGATCTGGCAGTTGAAGATGCCTCCAAACAATGACCAAGAAATACCTGAAGTCTTCGCTATACGGTTCAGGTAACTTCTGCCACTGACTCTTCACCTAAATTCTCTCCACTCTTTCCTAATAAAATCATAGAAAACTAAAGATAGAACAATCGTTATTACAACGATGTCCTCTTTCCAAAGGTCTGCTTTAGTCATCATCAAGCCCTTTTCTTCTTAAACGCAACCACATTCTCTATATCTGGCAACGCCTTCGCTAATTCTCCAAACTCACTTCCCTCTGCTGGTTGTGAACTGATCTGATTATCTTTCAGAAACTGCCTCAAGATATTCAATTCCGCCGTACCTAACGTCCCTTCCCTCAATCTCTCCATAAAGAGATGAGCTAAGCCAGCATGCAGCTCACTTAATACCTCAGTCGTTGAATCCTTCGCCATAAGCTCAATACTACTCCCTAAATATTAAACAAGAAGAGGCCCACCCACCACAGGAAGCCTCTTCTATTGACCATTCCTTTGGGGATTTAGGACTTACCAGGTCAATAACTAAAACCTAACACCCCAAATCCCTTGATACAACTAACTGTCCATATATGAAGAACAATACAATACCCCCCTATAGGGGTCTACTGGTCTCATATATGACCTACTTTTTTGATACAAAAATCTGAGGGGGTAGCGCCATAGGGGGGGAGGCCCCTTCACCCCCCAGTGGGTCTCCTATTGAGTCCTGAAGGAGGGGGGCGGGGGCTATATCTATCTATTGGGGGCCTAGAGCGGCTGTGCTTGTTAGTTTGTGGCCGCCCAGGACAGCAGAGAGTTGACAAAGATGCTAGATTGAATGTGGGCCGATTCAGTAATGACTCAGCCTCATACATCCACCACATAAGGAGTTACCAATGGGCACACGTTCATTGATCGGAGTCGAGACAGGAGAAGGCATTGTTGCTAGCTACTGTCACTACGATGGCTACCCAAGTCATCAGCTACCGATACTTCAAGGCAAGTACGGGAACAAGGTGAAGGCCTTGGGACTAATCAAGCCAGGAAGCATGAGTGGACTCGAAGTAGAACACACTTGGGACTACGACGAGAAGCGAGCAGCTCAGCCTTTGTACCATCACGAGAGAGGCGAGAAGGACACAGGTCCACAGACCTATGAAAATCTTGCAGACATCTTGATGAAGGCGCAGGAATGTTGGGCAGAGTTTGTTTACGTTTTAAGTTCATCAGGTTGGAACTATTACGAGATCCAATGGACTGATTCGTGAAAGCGAGAGGGCAGGTGCGAACCCTGCCCCAGTCATTCCCTCGAAAGAGGGATTAACCACATCGTCAGGTCTTACCGACATGTCAATTTCACCAGTTCTACCACCACGGCCCACGTTTGATCGTGAGTTTGAGGAACAGATCGCAGCTAAAGCCAAGCTCTGGCGGAAAGCTCAAGAGATGATCCTCGCCTTTCATGCCTTTCGTAATCGGACAGAAGACGATTGGGACAAGTATGAAGGGAGTGAATGGGGAGATCTTCTAGATACATGTATGGATCTAGAATGCACTCTCAACATGGAGAACGACGACGAAGAGTAAGGCTCTTCGGGCAGGTTCAACTCCTGCCCTCGTCTTTCCCTCAACTAAGAGGGATTTATCCACACACGTCAGGTACTACCGACATGACTAGGAAAACCAACGCTCAACTCACTGATGAAGTGAGACAGTTAAGACAAGCCCTTGAAGATAGAGACGCCGAGCTAATTAGTTGGGCCACCTATCGACGGGACTTTGAAAACAGATGGGCGCTGCATGCTGACGAATGGCATGCTTTGTATAACGTTGACTGCCCTCAATACTGGAACAACCTCACTAGATGGATGAGCCAGGCAAGAGAGGAAGTCAGGCTTTTACTTCCTGTTCTTAAATGAATCGCATCCTGATTTACTCAGCCCTCGCCATCTTGGCGGGGAGCTGGGCTTTCTTCTCCATCTCAAGTGGAGTTAAAGAGTCACCTCTAGGACAGAAGCTAGAGCAACGTCGTCTACTAATGGAGCAACTAAGCCAATGACTGAACGAGAAATCTTTGAGTCCTATGGGCTGAACTATGACACCTTCGACTGGGAGTCTGCTATTAAAGGCAAACAACTAGATGATTGGTTCTTCCATGAGTATGAGGAAGAGGGCGGAGCAATCGGCCTGACTGACTAGCTGTCCACATATGAAGAGACTCCTATAGGGGACCAATAGGTCTCCTATTTTTTTGTTCTGTTACAACTCTATTCACACTCTGAATGTAGTGTGTATTGTAGATGAGCGACACCACCACCACCATGCAACCCGTTCAAGAGTTCATACCGAGCCGTTACCAGCGTGATCGAGAACTCTTCGAGGCCTATTGGAGCTGGCATCAGGATCGCTACGGAACAGAGCCCACCACTCAGCAATCTTTATTGTGTTGCGACTGGGCTATACATCTCATGGAGTTATGGGCCAAGGAATCGAATGGGTCAAGCGCAATCAATGGCGTGTCTTAAGGATGAACTGTCTTTACTACATCGACCAACGATGGCGCAAAGATCACCCTCAACATGGCCTCATGACTGGCCTTCACATCAAGTACAAAACCCACCATGTCAGACCATCCTTGGATTCCTTTAACCGAATCAAAACCAACAGAAAAGCATGCCAACAATGACAAGCATGTGCTCTATCGAATGCGTAATTGGTCTATGTCGGCTCGATGGGATCACATCCCAGATGAATCGACACACTGGCAGATGATGGTTGACTCACCACCAACTGATGCAGCTGCCAGATGGGAAGAGATAAAGGAACGACGCTTCAAAGCACTGTTGAAACAGGAGTTCCCTGAACCAACAGTTCCTAATCTCTTAATTGAAGCCACCTTACGCAAGTTTTATTTCCATGACTGAACAGACAACAACAGAAAGATGCGAGACCAAAGCACCTGTTAAAAACAGGATGCAAATCTCTATACCTCCATCTGTTGAGCGCAGACTAGAGAACCTAGCCAAAGCGCAAGGCTTACCCGTCTCAGAGATAGGCACTCGTGCTCTAACTGAGTGGGTCGAAGCTAACTACTGCGAACAGCTTGCCTTTTGGGCCTCTGATCTCACGTAAGTATGTCAGTCATCTTCAGAGAATTACTTTGGTACTCCCGTGAAGACACTCGACGATCAACTTGCCTTGGAAAGAGAGATGCTCACGCTTGGTTCAGACCGAGTGAGATTACTTTCCAACCGACGCAAGCAAGGACAGATGGAGTCCTTATCAAAGTGGGGTGAAGCTCTCACTGCACATGGCATAGATCAGATAGTCATCCATCTTCGGGCTATCAGAAAAAAGATAGAGAAGGGAGTAGCAGGTAAATCATTTGCTCTCCTCTCACCTATCACTCACCTACCACCACAACAAGTAGCAGCATGCGCACTGCGTACTGTCATCGACAGTCTTAGTGCATGCCCAACATTGCACTCAGTCGCAATGGATGTAGCCGACAAGTTATGGATAGAAACCATGCTTGATCGTGCAACCAAGGATGAACTCATCAAGTTCAAACGTGGTCGCAGTAAAAGAGCTCATCAAATGGCAGCCATTAGGCACATGCAGTGGACAGATAACTGGCAGGTCAAGGAGAAGATGGCATCAGGTGTCTTTCTTATTGAACTAGTTGCTAAAGAGACAGGCTTAATCGAGATCGTTATGGATCACGGTTATAAACCTGCCCGTCGTGTGGTTAAACCAACCGATCAGTGCATGGCATGGATCAACGACGTCAAAGCACAGCAAGAGTTGATGACACCGAACTATCTACCGACGGTCATCGAGCCTCGACCTTGGCCTAACGGTGGCTATCACATGCTCCCTCTCAAATTGATGAAGAGTAATGATGAACTAGTTGGCAAGAATAGTAAGGGTGATGAGCCCTTCATTAAGGCAGCCAACATTCATCAGTCAGTCCCATGGAAGATCAACACATGGATGCTTGAACAAGTTGACCATGCGTATGACCTCAACCTAGAGATTGGTTGCCTCTTCCCAAGAGAGGGATGGCCTGTCCCTCCCTTCCCTAAACATTTAGATGAAGAGGATCCAGGTGTATATCGGTGGAGGAAAAGAGCTAAGCAAATCTATGAGAAGAATGACAAGACTAAGGGTGCACGTATAGGTCAAGCCAAGACCTTATGGGTAGCTCGTCGCTTCAAGGATGAAGAGGAATTTTATTTCCCTATGTCCCTTGATTTCAGAGGTCGCTACTACTACCGCCCTCCTTATCTCAACCCGCAAGGGAATGATGTGTCGAGGTCGCTTCTCTTATTTGCTAACGGCACTCCCCTCAATACAGAAGAGGATGTCAATTGGTTGCGAGTACATGGAGCCAACCTCTATGGACTAGGCAAATCAGATTGGCAGACTCGGATTGATTGGGTACATCAAAGAGAACAGCTAATCATGGGAGCTGGCAACGACCCGTGGTTAAACGCTGAGTTCTGGATGAGAGCCGATAAGCCTTGGGCTTTCCTTGCTTTCTGTCATGAGTACCGACAGTTCAAACATCAAGGATGGGGCTATCAATGCACCCTTCCCATCATGTTGGACTGCACGTGCTCAGGTATCCAACACTATGCCGCTCTCCTTAGATCAGAGGGCATGGGTAGATCAGTCAATCTCATCTCAAGTGACACACCACAAGACATTTACTCACAAGTAATGACTCGTGTCCTTGAGAAATTAAGAAAGAGTGATGACCCAAGAGCAAGGAAGTGGTTGATGCTTGAGCCAGACAGGTCACTCGCTAAACCATGCGTGATGACTAGCCCTTACTCAGCTACATCCACTGCCTTCTACTACTACTGCTACGACTGGGCACAAAAGAGATCAAAGGATATGTTCTCAGGCAAGACATGGACTACCCAACGTGGATCCATGAGCACCATGCACTTCATGGCGCAGCTCTTGCATAAAGAGACAACAGCTTTGATTGGCCCAGCTGTTAAGGCAATGGAATGGTTCAGAAAACTTGGTCGCCTTGCTGGTAAGGACAACATCCCTCTTGAGTGGACAACACCATCAGGATTGTTAGTTCACCAGGAGTACAAGGACACCAAGCAAACACGCATTCGATTGAAGTATCTATCTGATGTTCACATGGATATCAGAACGAACATCGATCAAGACTCTCTTGATTCAACTCGAATGGCTAATGCTCTCAGTCCTAACGTTGTCCACTCATTTGACTCAAGTCATATGTCCTTCGCCACTATTCGAGCCATGATGAATGGCGTTCAGAATATCGGCGGAGTTCATGACTGCTTTGCCACTACTCCCTCAGAAATGAGCAAGCTAAGGGATGCAGTAAGGCAATCATTCTCTGATATGTATTCAGATGATTGGTTCACAGCAGTCACAACACAGCTCACTCAACAGATTGAAAGGGCAGATGATTTACCACCCAAGCCTGAGCTTGGTGAACTAGATCTCACGTCCGTACAAACTTCTAACTACTTCATCACATGACTTCATCAGTACCACAATTCGAAAGACTCAAACTCACCACACCACCTTGTAAATTTCAGTACGCATGGCTTGTCACACCTGACACCAAGTACGAACAAGCAGTATGGAAAGTGATAGCACTCATCGCAGCTGACCAAGCTAGCGAGATGGAAGAACAGCTCAGTGGATTACTTACTCGTTTCCAAAAGCAATGCAAGGAAGCTGAACCCAATAAAAAGAATTGGAAGTCAGCCCCTACTTCCTTTGGTTACGACGACATAGAAGGTGAAGCTGTCTTCTATATCAAGATGAAGAGAAAGGTATCAGGTGTCAGAAAAGATGGCAGCACCTGGACTAATACACCACCTGCACTCTTCGATGCAATGGGTAAGCCACTGTCAGAAGACATGAAGCAGAAGGTAGACAAGATAGGGCCTGGCTCTATTGGTCGTATCTCATTCGAAGCTTCTCCTTATAGCCACCCATCAACAGGAGTTGGTATCAAAGTTCAACCTTTAGCCGCACAGATCATTGATCTGAAGGAGTATTCAAAGACCGCAACTAGCTATGGCTTCGAAGCAGCAGAAGGGAACTTCCAAGGTACGTCGGAAACAACGACACCTGAAAGCAGTGCCAACACCGAAGAGTCAGGGGACTTTTAAATACCGCAGTAAGTTTGAGGCTGGTATTGCGGCCAGCCTTAATCAACGCCGCGTTCCCTTTAAGTATGAAGGATTAACCCTTGACTACATCATTGAAGCCAAGTACAAACCTGACTTCATCCTCCCTAATGGAGTGATCGTTGAGGCTAAGGGTTTCTTCAGACCAGAAGATAGACGCAAGATGTTAGCTGTAAAGAGACAACATCCTGATTTAGATATCCGGCTGTGTTTTTTAAACGGCAATGAAAAGATCAGCCGCGCTAAGAAGTCAATTACTTATGGCCAATGGGCTACAAGACATGGCTTCCAATGGAGTAGCAGATTTGTCCCCAACTCATGGTACTCATGACACCAACAACACATAGCAAACACATCTCAGTCAGAGATGGGGAGCAAACTCTCATCGATGACTATGCACAGATCCAAAAGAAAGATCGTGCTGGTGGCAATGGTAAGAACATCAAGTGTCCTGAATGTGGACATGTTCAAAGGACATACCACTTGTCATGGTCAAAGTGTTCTTGTCATGGATGCAAGCAGTCCATCCCTAAGTACAACGGTTGGTTGATTGATCAGCTTGATACTTGGATGACACCACGATGACTAAACGACAACGCTCAATCTCTCAGGAGGATTTCCCTGTGTACAACTCAATCACAGCAGGCCAAAAGGATTACACCATCAAGGTTAAAGATCCCGATGGAAAAGGACAGTATGTTATTCAACGTGCTCCGAATCCATCAGTCGCTGCATCAAGAGTTAAAGAAGCTTTCCCTGATTGCAAGATCTTGGTGATTAACAGTCAAGACGCACTGCCTTGGAGAAAAGATGAACGCATCTGATCGTATTCAATATGCAAAAAAAAGAATCGAGGAATTAAAACTCCTGATCCACCACTGGGAGAATCATGAAAGAGAAAAGCAAAAGCAAGTTCGTTAAGCACGGGCCCTGCCCTGAATGCAAAAGCAAAGACAACTTGGCTTGGTTCGATGACGGCCATGCCACTTGCTTTGGCTGCGACTATCAGTATCAACCCACCAAGGAAGAGAAGAAACCCATGCCTGTACTGCCTATGAAAAAGCCAGACCTAATAGATCCATGTCGCATCATCTCGAAGGCTCTCAACAAGAGAGCACTAACAGAAGAAACGACCAAGCTCTATGGGTATGGAACAGCTGAACGCCACGGCCAACCTGTTCAGGTCTCTACCTTCAGAGATCAGTTGGGTAAACCTTGTGCTCAACACATAAGAACTAAGGACAAAAGGTTTAGTTGGATTGGTGATTGCTCTGACATGCAACTCTGGGGTCAACATCTTTGGAGACAGCACGGCACACAAAATCTATTCGTTGTTATTACTGAAGGGGAGGTTGATTGCATGTCGGTCTCTCAAGTTCAAGGCAACAAGTTTCCTGTAGTTTCACTACCAAACGGTGCTCAATCTGCTAGCAAATACATAGCTGCAAATCTCAAATGGCTATCCAACTTCATTCGGATTGTCCTTTGCTTCGACTCAGATGAACCTGGAATGGCAGCTGCCGAGAAGGCAGTTGAAGTATTACCTGCTGGCAAGGCAGCTATCTGCCGACTACCAAGAAAGGACGCTAATGAAATGCTCCTCGCAGGCGAAGGAGAGTTGTTGCACGATCTGCTATGGAAAGCCACGCCAGTCAGACCCGACGGCATCATTAATGCAGCGGATCTATGGGATGAACTAATCAAGCCTGGTGCTACAGCTATATGTAAATACCCCTGGCCTCAACTAGATAAATATCTACAAGGATTCCGTAAAGGCGAGATGATTACCATCACAGCTGGTAGCGGGACAGGGAAGAGTTCACTATGCAGGGAGCTGGCTCACTACTTCCTCATTCAAGGACTGAAGGTTGGGTACATCGCACTCGAAGAAAGTATCCAACGCACATTGCAAGGGATAGTTGGAGTGGAACTAGGTCTACCTATCCACCTTGACCCTGCACTTGCAGATGAAGAGACAACTCGATCAGCCTTTGATCGTCTTTGCGCAACGCAGCGTCTCTTCCTTTATGACCATTTTGGGTCGATGGATCCTGATCGCCTTGTAGAACAGATCCAATACCTTGCCAATGTTGAGGGGGTAGATGTTGTCTTTGTTGACCACCTCACCATAGTTGTCTCTGGTCTCACTGACTGTGACGAGAGACGTGCGCTTGATGTTACGTGCACCAAGCTTCGACAAGTAGTTGAATCTACGGGTGTTGGTCTTTTCCTTGTTAGCCACCTCAAGCGCCCCGAAGGGCGAGGCCATGAGGAGGGTGCTCAAGTCTCGCTTGGCCATCTCAGGGGTTCTCATTCAATAGCCCAATTATCAGATGCAGTCATCTCTTGTGAACGCAATCAACAAGGAGATGCAGCAGAACGTAGTGAACTACAGCTGCGTTGTTTGAAAAATAGGTTCGCTGGTTTTACTGGCCCTGTTGACAAACTCCTTTACGACCAGGACACAGGTCGACTCACAATTCCAATGTCTTCTTACTTCTAATGACACTCCTAATTGATGCCGACTGGCTGATCTATTCCTCATGCTGTGCATGTGAACAGGACACTAGATGGGATGAAAACATCCACACCCTTCACCTAGATAGACGTGATGCTATTCAACTAATTGAAGATCGAGTAGCTCAGTATCAACTGATAGGTGAGGCTAGTGGCCCAGTCATCATGTGCTTCTCTGACTATCCCACCTTCAGGCATGGGATCTATCAAGAGTACAAAGCTAATAGATCAGGGAAACGTAGACCCCTTGGCCTTAGTGATATACGAGAACAGATTGCTAAAGACTTTCACTCCATTAGTTTCGATGGATTGGAAGGTGATGATGTGATGGGGTTACTCGCAACAGGTGGGAAGTACAAAGATCCAATCATCGTGTCGCCTGATAAAGACATGAGAGGTGTACCTTGCACACTGCTGCAATCAGATGATCTCGAACTCATAACGAGAAAGAAAGCTGATAGACACTGGATGATCCAGACATTAAGTGGAGACAAAACAGATAATATTGAAGGACTAATAGGAGTAGGCCCAGTTACCGCAGAGAAAATTCTTGGTGATTCACAAACACTTGAAGATATGTGGGAGAAAGTATTACAGGCCTACAAAAAAAAGAAGAAGAGTTATGCGGATGCAATTATGACTGCACGTTTAACACGCATACTCCGTGATGGAGAATATAACCACACCTCTGGTGAAGTACAACTTTGGGAGCCAGTACTATGAATGACGATGAGCTTTTCCCTCCTATTGATGAGGCACTTATTCGTAAGTTAGATGAGATTTATCCTGAACAATGTCCCTCTACTGATCAAGAAGATAGAGAAATATGGCACTATGTAGGATGCCGCAGTGTGGTACGTATGCTGCATTCCGTTTACACTGACCAAAACAATCTTAATTCTTAGCTATGTGTGGTGGAGGTGGAAGGAGATCAAGCCCTGCTCCTGATAACAGTGCTCAGTTAGCTCTCCAACGAGAGCAAATGGCTGAACAAAAACGTCAGTTTGAAATACAACAGGCGGAAAGTCGTGCTCGCTTTGAGGAACAGAAAGCAATTCAAAACTCTCCACCTCCTCCACCTCCCAGTCCTACTGCTGAAGTAGCAGGATCATCATTGGAAATAACACCAACGCCCGCTGCCCCTCAAAGAAGGAGTAAAGGTTATGGAAGAAGGAGACTTCGGACAGATATAGGTATTGGTGGTGGTGGTGGCGCTGGCTTACAAATCCCCTGATTAAATGGAACTAACTCTGACTGGTGATGTTGATCGTCAAGGTGGAACTTATGACGATAAGGATGATGGAACTGTTGCGGCTCGCTATCAACAGCTAGTTACTACTCGTGATCCTTTCCTTCAAAGGGCAAGAGATTGCGCAAAGGTAACTATTCCTTCTCTTGTACCTGACTCTCATATGGGAGATCATGGTCGATTGAAAACTCCTTATCAATCCATAGGAGCTAGAGGTCTAAGCAATCTTGCAAACAAACTTGGTCTTTCACTCTTCCCTCCTAACTCCAGCTTCTTCAAGCTTGAGATAGATTCACTTGCTTTACGAATAGAAGAGCAAGGGCCAGAGTTAAAGACTGAACTCGACACTGCACTAGTCAAGGTAGAGCTGGCTGTAATGCAGATGCTAGAAGTTATGAGTGCTCGTGCTTCTATGCACGAAGCGTTTAAACAACTATTAGTAGCGGGTAATGTTCTTCTTTATGTAGGTGCAGAAGGAGTCAAGGTTATACATCTCGATAGATATTGCTGTGTTCGTGACCCAATGGGTACGGTCACTGAAATTATTACTGAAGAAGAAGTTTATCCAGAAGCATTGCCAGAAGATTTCCTTGATGATGAGCCAGAAGAGAAGACAAGTCTTGGCCCTATCAAGAAGACAATCAAAATATATACATGTGTAAAGTTTAAAGATGGGCAAGCATCCTGGTATCAGGAAGCGAAAGGTAAAGAAATACCAGGCACATATGGCAGGTGTCCAGAGGGATGTAGCCCATGGATTCCATTACGTTTTGAACGGATTGATACAGAAGAATACGGGCGCTCACACGTTGAAGCCTATTACGGAGATTTAACTGCACTCGAATCTCTTTATCAATCAATCCTTGAAGGTAGTGCAGCCGCTGCCAAGATTATTTTCTTGGTTAATCCCAACGGAACTACACGTCCAAGAACCCTGTCGTCAGCAGCGAATGGTGCAATCGTTCAAGGTAATGCAGCTGATGTCACTGTCATTCAAAGTCAGAAAGGACAGGACTTACAGATAGCTAGCAACCTGGCTGACAGAATCGAAGGTCGATTGCAGTTTGCCTTCCTTCTCAATACAGCAGTACAACGACCAGGGGAGAGGGTAACAGCAGAAGAAATTCGTTATATGGCCCAAGAGTTAGAAGCCTCCATTGGTGGGTTGTATTCCATCTTGACTCAGGAACTACAACTACCTCTAGTTAGAAGGCTGATGTACATCCTTCAACGTAAAGGAAAGTTGCCAACCTTCCCTACGTCACAAGAAACAGGCGAACCATTAGTTGCACCTAAACCAGTAACAGGATTAGAAGCAATAGGTAGAGGAGATGACATGAATAAGTTGACAGAATTTATTGCAATTGCTCAACAATCTTTAGGGCCAGAAGTGATGGCGCAATACTTGAACATGGAAGAAGCCCTGCGTAGACTGGCTGCGAGTGCTTCTATTGACACCACCAACCTGGTTAAAACACCAGAGCAATTACAACAGGAGGCTCAAGCTGCACAAGCAGAGCAGCAAACACAACAGCAGCAACAACAAATGCTTGAACTTGCCAAGTCACCAGCTGCTGCACAAATAGCAAGTAACTACACATCAGAAGGAGCACCTTATGGACCCCAGTTCTCAGAAGGAACCAACGAAGGAGCCGTTGCCAACGTCCTCCCCGACGCCCAAGCCGCAGGCGACGGACTCCCAAGTGGAGCAATCCCCACCCCCTAAAGAAGTTCCACCTCCAGAAGAAGGAGTCAAAGAACTACCTGCTATTAAATCTCCTAAAGCTAAGAAGCCTAAGACTCCTCCAGAGTGGAAACCTACTGTCATTAAAGACAACCCTAATCACATCACCATTAAATAAACAGACCCATGCCTGAAGCAATCACCATTAAAGAGGAAGTCACTCCGGCTCTCTCGCCCGAAGATCAAGCGTCACTCCAAGAATCTGACAAAGTTGAAACTGAAAGTCCTGAACTCCTCGCTGGTAAATACAAATCAGTTGAGGATTTAGAGAAGGGCTACCAAGAACTTCAACAGAAACTAAGCAAAGGTGAATCTGCTGAAGAGTCTGAAGTCAGTGAGTCTGAATCAGAAGGAGAAGAAACTAATCCCAAAGAAATCTATGGTGATTTCATTGGTGGTCGATTTGAAGAGAACGGAATTAATTTCCAAGACATGAATACCCGTTGGCAAGAAACGGGTGAGTTAACAACTGAAGACTATGGAGAGCTAGAAGGTGCAGGCTTCTCTCGTGACATGGTTGACTCTTATCTTTCTGGATTGCAATTCAGACAGACTCAAGATACCCAGCTTGCTACTCAGCAAATCATGGAAATCAAACAAGAGTTTGGAGGAGAAGCTGAGTACAACAACATGATTGAGTGGGCAGGTAACAACCTCGAACAAGGTGAGATCGATGCCTTTAATAATATGATTCGTACTCCTAATAAAGATCAGATCCGAATTGCAATAGCTGGATTACAAAGTACTTATGCAGCTAATGCAGCTCGTGAACCAAAACTAATAGGAGGTAAAACTGCTAAGAATTCAAACGAGAAATTTGAATCAACTGCACAGGTTGTTGCAGCAATGAATGATCCTCTTTATGAAACTGATTCTGCATTCAGAAAGAAAGTAGAAGCCAAGCTTGCTAGATCAAATGTTATGTAGGAGCTATTATCTAATTACCTAGACCTGTCACTGAAACTCTGGCCCGTTGCGACGGACACCCTAAGTGGAAGGAAGCGAGGTCAGGGACTCCCTTTCTTCTAGGTTTAACTTATGGCCAACATGACCGTTTCCAGGCTGGGCCTGGTGAACGCGACTGGTACTTCTTATGATGCCTTGTTCCTCAAGGTCTTCAGTGGAGAGGTACTGTCTGCGTTCCGTAAAGCTACGGTGTTCGAGAACTTACATACAGTAAGAACTATCTCATCAGGCAAATCAGCACAGTTTCCAATTATTGGACTCAGCTCAACTGCCTATCACACACCTGGCACCCAGCTAACAGGTAATGCTATCAAGCATGCTGAAGCTACCATCAATATTGATGATAAGCTTGTTTCTCAAGTTTTTCTTGCAGATATTGATGAGGCCAAGAATCATTACGATGTTAGATCTCAGTATTCTGCTGAGATGGGCAATGCTCTTGCGTATAAATTTGACCAGAACGTAGCTGCAACTATTGCTCAAGCTGCACGTACTAGCACTAACGCTAATACTGACCTTCCAGGTGGTACTCGTATCAAGATTGTTGCTGCAACCAAAGCAGCTGTAACAGGTGCAAACCTTGTTACTGCTATGTGGTCAGCGGCAGAACAGATGGACATTAACAATGTTCCAGCTGAGAACCGTACTCTTGTATTAGGCCCAACAGAGTATTACAAGTTGGCTCAAACCACTGATGTTCTCAACAGAGACTGGGGTGGATCTGGAGCATATGCAGATGGAACAGTCTTGAAGGTTGCTGGCATCAGCATCGTCAAGTCCAACCATCTACCAACTACAAACAGGTCAGCCGTAACAGGTGAGAACAACACCTATCACGCTAACTACACAGATAACGTTGGTCTTGTCTTTAACAAGCAAGCCGTTGGTACTGTGAAGTTAATGGATCTGAAGATGGAACAAACAGGATCTGATGTTCATGCCCTATGGCAGGGAACATTCATGGTCGGTTCCATGGCTCACGGTACAGGCGTTCTTCGTCCTGACTGTGCAATCGAGATCTACTGGGCAACTAGCTGACTTCTGTTATGGGGGCTTCGGCCCCCTCTTCTCTTATTTGCTATGGCACTTGCGCGAACTACTGAACTAGAAGCAACGAACCGTGTACTGCAAATGATGGGTGAAGCACCTGTCAATAGCTTGACGGGTCAGCTTGGATTAGCCAAACAAGCTAACGACACATTGAAAGCAGTCAGTCGTAGTGTCCAATCAGAAGGCTGGTCATTCAATACAGACTTCGAAGCAGCACTAGCTCGTGATAGTAGTAATGAGATTCTGATTAATCCAAGCGTTAGCAGAGTCGTAGTAGATCAGCAGCTTTACCCTGACTACGACATAACACAAAGAGGTAACAAGCTATATGACAGAAAGAATCAGACTTTCGTCTTCACTCAAGATCTAAAAGGAGATATCACATACATGTTTGATTGGGATGATCTACCTGAACATGCCCATCAATACATCATGACTAGGGCAGGAAGACAGTTACAAGATGCGATTCTTGGTAGTGCAGACCTGACTAAGATTAATATCACAGCAGAACAGGAAGCGCGTGTTCAATTCTTAGAGGAAGAGACAACAAAGAGTGAGCACAATATGCTGCGTGGAAATCCGAATCACACTGGGATCTTCCCAACTTATAGACCAAGCCGTGCCGTCGTTAGGTAACTATGTCTTTAGTTAGCACATCTATTCCCAACCTCATCAATGGGGTCAGTCAACAGCCAGCTGCATTAAGGCTGGGTTCTCAGGCTGAGTCAGTTATTAACTGTATGTCGAGTGCAGTCGAAGGTTTAAAGAAACGACCTCCGATGAATCACGTTGCACGATTGTTTACTGGTAGCGCAGGTAGTACTAGACCTTTCATACATGTAGTAGATAGAGATGGAACTATTCAATACTTAGTTGTAATTACTGATGGAGATTTGAAAGTATTTGATTTAGATGGAACAGCTAAGACTATTACTTTTCCAGATGGTAAAACATATTTAGATGTAGCAAACAGTGCTGATCCTTCTTCACAATTCAGAGTTGCATCTGTTGCTGACTATACCTTTATCACCAATCGTGAGAAGACAGTTGCAATGGATAGTGCTACCTCAACAGCATGGGGTACTAAATCTATGGTGTTCATTAAGGCTGCTAATTACGATACAACTTATCGTGTTACATTAGCAGGAACACAGAAGAGTTATACCACTCCAGAAGTAGGTAGTGGAACGCCTGATACCATTACTATTGCTAGTGAATTAGCCTCTGATCTTAATACAATCTCTGGCTATACAGTAACAGCTAGTGATTATATTATTCGTATTACTAAAGATGATGGTACTAACTACACAGTAACAAGTAGTGATACAAAAACTGGAATGGATACGGCTGTCATTAAAGATACTATTGACACGATAGATAACTTGCCTGTTCTTGCAGAGCATGGCTTTATTGTAAAAGTACAGGGTACTGTCTCAACACAATTAGATGATTATTATGTAAAGTTTGAAGCTAGTGCAGGTAGTGGATTTGGTGGTGGTATATGGAGAGAAACAGTAGGGCCAGGAATTGTATATAAGTTTGATGCAACAACCATGCCGCATACGTTGATTCGTAATGCGAACGGAACGTTTACTTTTCAAAAGTTTGACTGGTCAGGACGTGTAGCAGGTGACGCAGCTACAGCAGTACAACCAAGTTTTGTTGGCAGTACTATTCAGAACCTCAACCTATTTAGAAATAGACTTGTCTTCCTGGCAGATGAAAGTGCAATCCTTTCAGCGGCTGATAGTTATGACAGGTTCTGGCCTGAGACTGTGCAAACAGTTGTGGATAGTGATCCGATAGATCTAAGCACAGGTGGTACTGAGATCAACTTCCTTTTATCTAGCGTTTCATTTGCTAATACCTTATTACTATTTAGTTCACACGGACAATTTCGATTAGACGCTGGCACGAATGTTGGTCAAGCTTTAACACCTAAGACTGCAAACATCACTTCAATTACTACCTTCGATATGGATGGTAGGACAGACCCTATAGCTGTTGGTCGGAATATTTATTTCCCTGTTCCTAAAGGAGATTTCACTGGACTACGTGAGTTCTTCTTGCCTGACAATACTGGTTCTGTTCCCTTATCAGAAGAAGTAACATCAGCTGTCCCTCGCTTTATTCCAAAGAACCTAACTACACTTACAGCCTCAGTTTCAGAAGATGTAATTATTGCAGTTAGTAAAGATAAACCCAAGAGGATTTATATCTATAAGTTCTTCTTTGAAGACGATACCAAGCTTCAATCAGCATGGTCTTATTGGGAAGCCAAAGGAAGTAAATCCATACTTGGCGCAGTAATTGTCGATAGTGATTTATATGCTGTTGTTGAATATAGCGATGGTGTTTACCTCGAACATGTAATTTTACGTCCAGAGAACATTGATGTAAACACAGAGATAGAACTGCTATTAGACAGGAAGACAACAGAAGCAGATTGCACAACAGCTGTTACAAACCCTGGTGGGTTAGGAGTTCAAACAACAATTACTCTTCCGTACCCAATGGCGACAACAGGAACTATGACAGTAGTAGGCAGATTCATTGCAAATAATACGATTCAACATGGCCAAGTTATTAATCCAACAAGTGAAACGTTGACAGGTGGTGCAGGTGGAATGGGAACGATGGTTGTTAAAGGAGATCTAAGTGCAGCTAAGTTTTACATCGGTGAGCTATATGACATGACCTATGAATTCAGTACTCCTTACCTAAAAGAAGCACCCTCTGGAGGAGGCATGGCTGTAGCCGCTGGACCTAAATTACAAATGAGGACATGGACTGTTGTCTTTGATGAGACTTCTGCATTTGAATTAAAAATTACTCCTGCTGGTAGAGATGTAAATACATATCCATATAACGGAATTACTGTTGGCCAAAGTCCACCACTATTAGGTAACCCAGGAATAGATACAGGTTCTTTTCGTGTCCCTGTGATGGCTAGTAATTTAGATACTAAAGTAGAACTAATTAGCACTAGTCCTTTACCTTGTCGATTCCAATCAGCAGAATGGGAGGGATGGCTACACTCAAGAGCGAAACGTATGTAAGGCCTGCTGTTCTTCAAGACGCAGCATTAGTTGCTGATGGAATGAGGCAGGAAGATATTGACGAAGTGCAAGCTCAGTCTGGATGCTCACCTAGAGGTGGGCTTCTCTATTGTTATTTCATGTCAAAGCCCTGCATGACTATGGTTAGCAGGCATGGTGAACCTGTCACTATGTGGGGAGTAGTCCCTGAAAGTGAAACAGCTGGTCGTATTTGGATGTTAGGTCGTCAAGCAATGTTGGAAGATTCAAGCGACAAGCACTACTTTCTGCGAGAATCGAAAATACAATTAGAAAAACTTCACGAACAGTACCCTGTTCTGTTCAATGTGGTTGATGCCAGGAATGAAGTTCATGTCCGTTGGATTCAATGGATGGGTTTCACTTTTATCCGTAAGCATCCACAATGGGGACCAGAAGGTCGCCTCTTCTATGAGTTTGTAAGAATCAAACATGTGTGATCCAGTCTCAATCACGTTAGGTGTCATCTCAGGTGGTCTTGGGATCATGCAACAGCAGCAAGCTGTTAGGGCGCAGAATGAACAGATCGCATTCCAGAACGCACAAGCACAACAGAACTTTGCGTTCCAACAAATGCAGGCGACTGCACAGAGAACGAATGAAAATCAAAGAAGACAATTACAAGAGGATATGATGATGCAAAATGAATACTTTGCTAACGCTGCATTTGAAAGTGATATCGCATTATTAAATCAACAGATGCTTCAAGAACAAGCGAAAGCTGGAACAGAAAAACGACGAACACAACGTGAGAAGTTAGAACGAATAGGTGAAGTTAAAGCAGCTGGTCGTGTTGGTAATACAGTTACTACTCTTCTCGCTGATTACAAACGACAACAGGCATACTTTGACTTTGCTACTTCACAGAATCTTGCCTTTGTTGGAGCACAGGTTAAAGAGAATAAACGTGCTTCACAGATTGAACGTGGTGGTCGTATCGCTAGTCAGCAACCATACTTAGAACGAACTGTTCTTGATCCGATTAAGCCACTAATGAGACAGAAAGCACGAGGGGTAGGCTTTGTTGGTATTGCGAGTGCAGCCATAGGAGGAGCACAAACAGGACTTGGTGTTGCTGGTGGAATTAAATCCGCTGGTTATAAGTACTCCACTAAAACTGGTTATACCCGTATTCAGTAATGGCAACTTCTACTAAAAGACTATCCGCTGGCCTCAACACTGGTGTTACCAGAGGCTCAACTTCTAGGGGACAAACCTTAGTTGGTACTGGTTCTAGTCCTGGAGCTATTGCTACTGCAAAAATTCAAGCACCTTCTTTAGTTCCACAAGCTCAACCTATTGATGCTTTTCAACAGACAGGTGTACCTCAAGCTCCTGGTGTTACGTCTATTCCAACACCACCTCCATTACCTGAACCTTCGCCTGATGCTCAGAACCTAGCTAATTCCTTAGAAAGTTTAAATTCAAATTTAACTCAATTTACTTCTGCGTATCTTGGTTATGAGAAACAAGCGAATGAAGAAGCAAAGAAAGAGGCAGCTGGTATAGCAGCCAAACTTGCAGCATCAGGTGGAAACTTACTAAGACCTATAGATAAAATTAGAAACGATAGTGAGAACATAGCTAATAATCTTAAGCCAGACGGTAAGACACCAGCTAACTATTCAGCAGCAGAAAGAGCATTAGCGAAAGATAGATATGACATGCTTAGGAATATAGATCCACGTACTAATGATTACTTAGGTTATCAAATAGAAAAGCAGCAAGGACTGAAGGCTGTATCTGGATTGTTGCCTTATATTCAATCATTAAAAACAAAGGAAGGTGGTGCTTTAATTGTTAATCCTGTTGGTGTAGATGGTCAGCCAAGTCAATTTGATATGCAAGTAAATAATTATTTAAGACAAAACATTCAGAACCCTGATGTCTTTGCTGAATTACAACCACAGATTTTAGCTCAAACAACAAACGCTAGATCATGGATGGCTAGCGAATATTCAAAGACACAAGATATAAAACTCCAGCAAGGATATACACAAGGATTAGATAACTCTGTCAGTGAAATGACTGGCGATGGAACAGCCTTGGTAACAGTATTTACATCTGCCCGTAACTCAGGAATGAGTACAAAAGCAATTAAAGATAATAAATCTACATTCTTAACTGATTGGGCTGGTTCAATTGTTCAAAAATCAGGTGGTGATAGAGCGACGTTAATTGAATTACTTGATAAAGCAGAGAAAGAACTAACAGCTGCACGAGTTGGGCCAGGTGATAAACCTCCTCTTCTTACAGATCAATTATTAGGTGATGCTTCTGTAGGAGAATTAAGACGTTTGGTTTATAAGAAAGCAACAGAACAATCGAATGCTTCCAAACAATTTGATACAGATAGCGGTACAAATATACAAGAGAGTCGAAACAATCTAGCAATAGATCAAGCTAGTGATAGCGACCTAGGAACAGAAGGGAGGCAAGACTATACATACACAACTCCAGATGGAGAAACAATTACAACTCCAGTCAATCTTCTTCAACTTAGTACCTGGATACAAAATGAACGTTCTGATATTTATAGGAACGAGACCAACATTCATAAAAGAAATGCAAGGCTAGACGAACTTAACAAGATGGAAACCAACCTACGTAATGGTCGTGGTGCTCAATTAAGAGAAAGTAATTACAATGATCTACAGGACAGAATTGATGCTGGTGATGATTCAGCAATGTTATATTCAACCATTAGATATTATGAAAGAAGAAAATTAATAACTAAAGATCAAGCAAGTAATCTCACGAGTCAAATCATCGAGGATGTAAAAGCAGAAGACAAAGAATTAAGAGATCAGATCGAATTACAAGAAACTAATTTATATAAAGAATATGAAAAGTCTGGAAAAACAGGTGGCCTATTACCTACAGAGTCAGATGCTGACCAAAGGTTCTCTGCTGCTGAAATTGCTTTAGCAACAAATCTCCTAAGACCTATAAGAATAGAAGCAAGAAAGATAATGAAAGACGATAGTCTTAGCCAGGCAGAAAAGAAACGAGCAATAGATGAATTATATACAAATGCTTTTGGCACTTTCAACGAGAGATTAAAAGTACCAGGGGCTTTCCGTTTGGCTAATGATCGATATTTACAAAGGAATGGAACTGTTACTGCTCCATCCCCAACAACAACAACTCCAACAACTACGACAGATCAAACGGCTCAATCTCCTGTCGTAGAAGAAGAATCAGTAAATGATGGGCTATCAAGTGACAATCAACCTATAAAAGAATTACCTCCAATTCCTGAAGGTGCTCAGTTAACAACAGTTCAAAGAACTGATGCAGCACGACAAGCAACTTTAGAAACTCGTGCAAGATTTGCTGGAATGCTTAAAGGCAAACCTCTTCAACAGCTTGGTGCAAAGTTCGTTGGCTATACACCTAAAGTTGTTAGTGACTGGTATAGGAAACGCCTCAATGAAATTCAATATGAAATGCTTACAGGTGTAGACGCTAGAGGTAGAGGAGAAACTAAAGCTACAAAACTAGGATTACATTATGCAGATACCCCAGCTGGAGTATTAGAAAATCTTTCAGGTGGTAATAGAGGAGATAAGAAAGAGAATCTCTATCTAATAGAAAATGTAAACAAAGAAGCTTTCTATTCAACACCAGTCTTTGTTGAACAAATCAATGCAATAGAAGCTGGTGATGACTTTATCCCTTATTCCACTGATTTAAATAAAATCTTGAAACGAATGGGAATTACCTCTATAGAATTTTTTGAACAGCAATACAAAGTTCATACTGGTACTGACATGCCTCAAGCTTTAAGAGATAAATTAGATAAAAGATTAGGGAAGGAAATAATTATTTCTTCTGCTATCGATGGAACCTTAGTAGCTGGTGGCCCTAGTTTTGATATTAATGAAACTGGAAAGACACGTAAGATCAGAGGTATTCGCAAACTTCAAGAGGGAGGTACAGGTGGAGAATCTGATAATGCCGATAAACTCTTGAAGAAGTTACTTGGTCCACAATTGCCTCTCGCATACGAAACACCAAATCCTGCTGGCCCTGGAGATGTTTACAAGAGACCAGACAAGCAAGGGCCTTATGTTCCTGCACCTCCTAGGGAAGAGCCAAAGATTGTTTAAGGCTTACAACCCAATTACTATCAACCAATAGGCAACTGAATTATGGGACTAACTCTTGTTACTGATGAGAAAACTGGTGAATCCAGGTATGAGTACCTTGAAGAGGATCAGAAAAAACCAGTAGTACCAACTGTTTCTACACGTTCTATTGGTGAAACGTTAAGTGACTTGTCACCTATAACCGAAGGATTGAAAGCTGATGAAGATGATGATCTATTAACAGGAACTATAAAAACTGCAGGACGGATACCTTATAACGCAGCTGTTAATACCTTACAGGAAGGAAGCGACACAATACGTGATTTAGGTGAATATTTTGGAATTGCTCCAGAAGGAACAGGTACTACTTTCGAAGAACAAGACAAGGGAATCATTGGTCTTGGTGATTGGAAACCTGTTGAAGCTGATAACAGTGAAGCTAATTTCCAAGGCGTTGAAAGTTTTGCAACAGGTATTACTCAGTTTGTTGCTGAATGGATGCTCCTTAGTAGAGCTTTGCGTGGAGCCAACTGGGCATTAAAGGGAGCCACTCAAGGAACCAAAGTTGGGAAGCTTGGAACAAAAATTGGAGCAACGGCACTTAAAACAAAACAAGCTATTAAAGGAACAGCAGTAGGACAAAAAGCTACAGCCTTTGCTTCCACACCATTCGGCAAACATTTAGCAGTACCTCTTGCTCGTGGCGCATGGAATGCAACTGCTAACCCTAAAGGCTTGGCTGTTGACTTCGCTGCATTCAACCAATGGGATGGAAGGTTATATGACCTAGCAGCAAATAGTGAATGGTTTGGATTTGTTCAACATATTCCTCTCGTTAATCAATTAGCTAGTGATCCTGATGACACAGCAGTTGAAGGTCGTTTGAAAAATATGGTTGAAGGATGGGCTATAGATTTTGGTATAGGGTCAGCTTGGCAGGGTTATAAAGCAAGACCAAAAGATAGTGCAAACTTAATAACTCAAGTCACTAAAGCTCAAGGATATGCACAACAACTCTTTGAAAACGTCAGAAAATTTGGGGAGGATAGTCCTCAAGCTCAAGCGATTAGAGAAAAGCTTGATGGATTAAGTAAGAAAGTTAGTCGTAATCCGATAGTTCGTCAGCTAGAAAATGTTCCAGAAGGAATGCCTGATGCTGAGACAGCTTTCAACGTTAAACAAATAGACAATGAACTTAAGGAAGTTGATTTTGAAATAGAAAAGCTAGGGCCAGAACCTCCTAAACCAGCTCCAGGTAGATCATTTGAAGTTGTAGACGGGAAGAAGAAGAAGACACAAGCTGCAAAAGATCATGCCAAATGGTCAAAGAAAAATCAGGAGATTACAAAACGACGTGAAGGAGTTATTGGACAAAGAAATGAATTTATTCCAGAAGAACCACCTTCTACTAATCCAAGAACTGAATCCATTAGGCAAGAGATAAAAGATCTTGGACCAGAACCAGAACTTCCTACTCCCCCAGAAGGATTCAAAGGAGAAGGTACGCCTGCCCAGAATGCAGCACGAGATTCTTACGATGCACAACTACGTGAATACAACTCACAAATAAGACAAAGAGAAGTCAAGCAAGCAAGGATCGACAATATTGAAAGGCCTGCACCTGACCCAGGGGTAAGAACATATTCACGTGAACAGATAGAAGAAGCCGATCAAATCGTCAGACGTGTCACTAAAAATGGAAGACCAATCTCAGGAGAAGAGGTAGAAGTTCTAAGGAAACAATTATTAGAACGTAAGTTTGGAAGATTAAATAGACATGGTGTTCCAGATTCTCCTTTCACAGGTGATGAATTTACTAACGAACAAGTCAATGCTTGGACAAGAAAAAGGATTGAATTAGTTTTAGATATAGTAAGAAAAATAGGTGGTAAGGATATTTTAGAACGATTAAAATTACATCCTGATTATGGAATAACAGAAGCAGCTGAGGGTTATAAACTTGGAGGTGGAGAACAGCCTGTACTTGGAAGTTATGACTTCTTTGATGATGTACTTGATATTTATGGTATAGCAGAAGGTTCCCTAGAACAACTAGGAAAAACTGCATATCACGAACTATGGCATAGAGTTCAGCAACTTATTCTTTCTGACGATCAAATAAAAATATTAGATACTAAATTTGCAAGATATAGAGCTAATTTTACTAAATCAAGAATCATTTCTAGATTACGTGATGAAGGTATTCCTGTTGATAATCTTTCTTATCTTGAGATTCAAGGTTACATAGCTCAAGAATATGGATGGGCTAGGCGTGAAGGCAAATCAGTAACAGTAGCAATGGCACTAAAAGAATGGACAGATGATCCTTTCATTAGAGCCTTTACTGAAGCAGCAGATCATATCTTTGATGTAATAGAAAAATTCTATAACTTCCTTACAGATCCGAAGGGTAAAGGCTTCAGATCAATGCGTTCAATTTATGAGGAATTCGCTCAAGGAAAACTAAAAGCAGACGAGCTCATGGATACACGGTGGGAAGCGAGATATGAAAAAGATCAGATGAAAAATCCAGAGCTAAGTGATTTTGATAGTCAGAAAGGCTCACTAGATGACATTCTTGGTGATGTTGGCCTTGGTGATGTACGGGGATATTATGGCATTCCTAGTTATAAAACTCTTAGGCCTTCTCAAGTTGGTGGATATACTGGCCCTGGTATTGGTCTTGCTAACGCAGAATCATTTATTGAAAGTCCTTGGAGGCAAATGGTTCAACCAGGTGGTATCTGGAGAACTAGAGATGAAGGATATCGCAAATTAAGCAAAGAACAATTTGACGCTTTAGATTTCCTTGGAAAGAAAGAACAGACAGAAATAGGCGTTGGGTTCTTAGATTCAAAACTTGATTATCAAATAGCACCTGATTACAGCGGTATTCCAGAAGCTGCTCTCAGGTTCTATTACTCTCACCCAGATTTTCCAGATGTAACCTTCGATTCTTTTATAGCAGATGTTGGTGCACAACAAGCATTGCTAGATGCTATCGGAGGAGGAGGAAAAGCAGATACAGGAGAACGTTTAGCTAAAGCCAGATCAGATTTCTTAGCTGCAAAAGTTGACGCTATAAACAATATTATAAGAAGGCTGGAAGGTAGTGATTTCAAGAAAGGAAGTATTGCTGACAAAATGCAACAGATAATAAATAAAATGAAGAAAGCAGATGGAATTGAACCTGGAGCTGATTATGAAACACCTTGGTATTTCAAAGGAGATCCAGACGACTGGGATCCATATGATTTTTGGACAGGGCCAGGTGCAGGTAAGAACTATCAACTAGGTGGTGGTAAACGTTTTGCTGGAGATTTCAACTTCCCTCCAGGTAACTACCCAACTAATTACGGACAAGCAAAGATTACTTTCGAATCTGATTTAGATAGAGTTGCATGGATCTTGAGAAAAGGAAAAGCAAAACTCCCTAAATCAGCTCAGAAACTTATAGATGCTTTAGAAGAACAAGGACATAACATCGAAGATGTTCGTGCTTTAGGTGATGAGATTCACGAACAAATTAAAACTGGAATAGAAAGTGCCACTGGTTCGGCCAAAGCTGGACCAAATACAAGAGGTGTTGAGCTTGAAGTTCCAGCTTCTACTTTTGAAGAGGGGTTTGATGAAGTTGTAGACGCAACACAAGATGCTGGCCAAGGAAAAACTGTTGAAGAATGGGATGAAATCTTAGAAGAGACAAAAGCAGAACAAGCTGATGTACCAGGAACATCTAAGTACGAAGTAGAATCAGCTGAAGTTACTGATACTTATCTCGAAGATTTAGAGAAGTTTAGTAGAGGCGAAATAGATTTAGACGAACTATTTAATGATGTTATTGCAGTCGAAAGCCCTTCCGGCAGAAGGAGTTACGGCCCTGCAACTACAGACATGCTCCTTCTATGGGACGCCGTAGGCAAGAGGCTTGATCGAATTCAAACGACAGGAATGCCGTCTGTAGATTCTCAAGCATTGATGGATCAAATCGTTTTAAATGCAGAGAAGTATGGAATTAATGCAGCAGAAATTGAAGGGCTAAATAAAGTTCTCGCTGCTAATCTTTCTAATAATGTTGATAACGTCAAGAACTTACTTAAGTTAAGAGTTCTTGTTACTAAGACAAGTGAAGTTGCTGGTGTTAAGGCAATGAAACTCCTTAACGCAATGAAGGATGGTCGAATCAATTGGGAAGAAGCGGCCTCCGAGCTACAGCATTCTGTCCTTGTCGGAGTAAGAACCTTCCGTCTCTATCAAACAATCACACGAGGCGCTGGTCAATTACTTGCAAGTACACAAGCTCAGATCCCTGATCTTGCTAATGTCAAATTCACAGAAGGAGATGTCCCTGGCTTCAAAATAGATGCAGAAGGTTTAATCAAAGAAATAGAAACAGCAGACAATGCCTTACCAGAAGGTGATTCTCTTAAAGCTGTATTCCCAGTCGAATTACAAACTGCGATCAAGACTAAAGAATGGACTCCTCAGTCCAAAGCAATGCTGACTGAATTTGCAAGAGTCGTTTCAGACGAAGCTACTAATCCAGGAGTAGGAATAGGAACCATTGATAAGTTGATGAGAGGACCAAATCCAAGTGTTAATCAGATTGAAACCGCAGCCAAAGGTGCAGAGCCAGCAGGGATTCAAGACACCGTAGAACTCTGGGGAAGAACTCTTTCTACTTACAGAATCAGTAATCTTCTTAGCTCACCATTAACTTATGCAATTCAAACAGGTGTTCCAACCGCAAGGATGGTATTAGAACCTGCTTACTACGTTCTCGACGCAACTCTTACAAGACCAGAAGGTAGTTGGATTCCTTTTGATGCACAGGCTTTCCAACAAAAACTACCAATTGCTTATGTCTGGTACAAGCAAATGTGGATGCAATCAATGGGTGCTTTAAGACTTGGGAAAAAAGCCTTTATGGAAGGACATACTCTTTATGATCCATACCGTCGTTCTTCTGCATGGGATCTCAATACATATAGAGCTGTTCAAGAAGCGGAAGGAATGTCTGAAAGGATGATTCTTGATGAAACAAATCCTGCCTATAACTTAAATGAATTTCCTCTTGCAAAAGAAATAGGGAAAAGTCCTGCTCAAATAGCACTTAAGAATTTCTTGTGGAAAGCTGCAACAATTGACTTAAGACTGCAAGGAGCTATTGAAACAACACAGAAAGCCTTAGCTGGTAACAGCTTCCTTTATGCCATAGGTGTAGAAGAAGGATTAGAACAAGCAGCTAGAGAAGGATTGTCAGGAGGAGAAGCTTGGTACTTTGCAGAAGAATGGGCAAAATCTAAAGTTCAATTCTTTACTCATGATGCTGTAGTAAGAGGTGTCACGATTAATGATGCAATTAACACCCATCCTGCTGCTTTGAAGATGGGTCGGATGTTGACCTTTACAGATGATGTTCGGGCTTTAATGCCAGCAAGAACAATTGATTTTGGTCAAGACTTGGCTAGAAACAAAGGAATAAAAGATGAAGGAGAAATCAATGCCTTTGCTAAAAAATACAAAGAAGGTTATGTAGATCGTCATGGCAATACTCACGAAACTCCATTAAACGAACCAGGCACTCCAACTCCTTCTTCTACTGCTGCATGGTCTTTCCTTCCTGAGAAATGGACAGAGATTCAGAGAAAGAGATATGGATGGATTGCGACAATGATTCAACCATTTAATAGAAGCCCTGGTGATATGACAAAACAAGCAATAAGAATGTTGCCCTTCTCTAATAGACATGTTGATACTGCCTATAGAGATTTCCTAGACGAGACAAGTTACTTTGCTAAACGTTGGAAAGGAGAAGTTGCTACGGGGGCAACAATCATGATGGCTATGAGTAGTCTCTACGCTAATGACAATATTCAAATAACAGGTTCTGGTCCAACCAACCCTGATGCCTATGCAAAATGGAGAACACAAAATCAACCTGACTCAATCAGATTTAAGACTGGAATAGATGGACTAGGGAATGCTACATGGGGTGAATGGACATCTTATAGAGCATATGAACCAGCCTCATCAATCATTAGAGGTTTTGCTGACTACTGGCAAATAGCAGCATCTCTAACAAAAGAACAAAGAGAAACACTTGCGCAACTATTACCAGTGCAAATTGCAGCACAAGCTTTTACTGGAAGATTTAGAACTAGCTATTACGAAGGAATTGCTGATTTTGTAGATGTGATTATGTCTATAGCACCAACAGGAGGTGCAGGAAAACTTCCAACTCAACCAGGTTCAATCAATAAAGTTCAACGATATCTTGCAAAACTAGCTGCAAGTTTTGTATATAGATCTGCTCATTTAAGAACAGTAACTCAAGCATTAGATGAAGAGAAGAGAACTAATCCTAGAGGAGGAAGAAGAAAGGTAGTAGATCAAGATAGTGATACTGTCTTCCAATGGCCTGGAGATAAAGACACAACAGCAAGAGATATTCCTTATACAGAGACTGGTTCAGATAATCCATTCGTAAATATCTTTAATCATGTATTACAAGAGATTCAAGCAATTACTCCCTTATGGTCTAAAGATTTACCAGCACGTAGAAATTGGATTACTTTCGATCCTCTTCTTAACCCAGGATTTTTAGGTGATAATTATTTACCAACAGAAGATGAGCCTATGCTTGCTCAGTTAACAAGTGCATTTGTATTAACAGCCTTACCTGCACCGATCTCTGCTATCCCATTAGTAGGTGCTCATCCTGATGTTGTTGGAAGAAAAGGTAGAAAAGATATAGGTAAAAAAGATTATGTAATGAACGAATTAATGAGGATTCATGGCTTTGGTTCAAGATTTATAGCTCCTTCTCCAACCGATTTACAAAAGGGAGTTACCCTTAGTGCTCCTGCCTATGAACAATATCTGAGATATATAGCAGATACACCAGATCCAAGAACAGGAAGGAAGCTATATGAAGAGCTATATAGAATCATGGCAACACCTACCTATCAAAGACAATTGCCAGAGGCCCGTGGCAAGAGCAATGAAGTTTCTCCAAGAATGGCATTACTTCAACCTGTCTTTGAGCAATACAGAAAACAAGGACGTTTTATGTTCCTTAACGACAAAAACAATCCATATATATTAGAAGTATTAGAACTAAGACATCAGCAAAACAAAGGAGATGCCATAAGAGACAGGATGCTACAAACAGGTGAACAGATACCAGTTGAGCAAGTCAAAGGTAGTAACGATACAGTAAGTCCATCTGAGTACGTCGCAACCCTGAACTAATTCATGGCCTACGCATTACATATCTACACCAGCACTACGTCTGGACAAGTAGATTTCCAATTCACTTTCCCGTATATCAAGGCAGAGCACGTAAAGCTCTACGTTAATTACACGGAGATTGCTTACGCCGTTGCTACAAGAGGTGCTGGTGTCGCTGGCTTCCAGGTCTATACCGCAGGTGGTAATACATACGCTCGCTTAAACGATACCAATGGTCTCGGTTCTGCTAATACCCGTGTTGAAGTTAGAAGGATCTCTTCTCTAGCAAGTGTTCTTGTTGACTATGCAGATGGATCAACTCTCGTTGCAAGTGACTTAGATACCAGCAATCTTCAGCACCTATACGTTTCACAAGAAGTTGATGATGCCCTGAATCAAGGTGTTGCTATTGACGCTGCTACTGGTCAACCAACACTAGGAAGCCAGAGACTAACTAATGTTGCTGATCCAACAGCAGCACAGGATGCAGCGACAAAGAACTATGTAGATACACAGGATGCAACTAAGCAGCCATTAGATGCAGAGCTAACTGAATTAGCAACGATGGCTAGCACAACTGCTAGTGCATTGGCTGATCTAACTCAAGCAGAAGTACAAGCAATAGATGGACTAACAGCTAGTACTGCTGAACTAAACCTTATTGATGGAGTCACTGCCACAACAGCAGAGATTAATTACGTCGATGGTGTTACTTCTAATATCCAGACTCAGCTAGATGCAAAGCAGCCGCTAGATGCAGATCTAACAAGTCTGGCTAGTTGTCAATCAGGAGGTGCTGCAGCATTAGCAGCTCTGACTTCTACTGAGATAGGAATCATTGATGGTGCAACTCTTACTACTACTGAACTGAACTATGTAGATGGAGTTACTTCTGCTATTCAGACACAGATAGATGGGAAGCAACCACTAGATGCAGATCTAACTTCTCTCTCTAGTTGCCAGTCAGGATCAGCAGTCAACCTTGCATTACTTACATCAGGTGAGGTCGCTGTTCTTGATGGTGCGACTCTCTCTACTAATGAGCTGAATACCTTAACTGGAATCACTTCAACAGCAGCAGAACTAAATAAGTTAGATGGGGTTAGTTCCACTACTGCGAACTTAAACGTAGTGAGTGGCATGACCAAGGCCACCTCTCTTACAAGTAATAGCGACACAGAATTACCAACATCAAAAGCAGTAGCAGATCATGTAACCAGTGTTGTTAATGCGCTTGGTGGTTTCGTTGCAGTCAATGGGCCTACTAACTTCCCTGCTACACAACCAGCTCAAGGTGTAGTTGTCAGTATTAAAGATGTTGGGTCAGGATTTACGACCAGTTCTAATGAGATAACCATTACGAATGGAGCTGGTACAAATAAGAATGTAAGAATTACAGGCTTTCCTTCTGAATATGCAGCAGCGACACTGACAGATGACACTGGCTTACAGGTCACATCTGATATTACGAACAGTACAAGTGGAACACCTGCTGTTCATAGATATGTTTATCACAAGCAGCTAGCAAAAGAGAGTGACGTTAAAGCACTAAGTGATGATATTAACGATTTCAATGAGAGATACAGAGTATTAGATAATGTTCCTTCTTCTGATAACCACGAAGGAGATTTGGTATATGTGAAGTCAACAGACAAAATGATGGTATATGACGCAACTACTAGCGCATATAAAGAAGTTCAATCAATCGGTAGCTTTAACTTTAATACTCTTAGTTCTTATAACGGAACAGGTGGTAATAGTGCAGCATTTGATGGAACTGCCTATAGGTTTGTATTAAACAATCCACCTTCTTTTGCTCAACAATTAATCTGTTCTGTTAACGGTGTTGTTCAAAAACCTAATACAGGCACGAGTCAACCATCAGAAGGATTTGCAATAGATGGAAGTTCGATACTCTTCAGTTCTCCACCAGCTCAGAACGCTCCTTTCTTTATCATTACCCTAGGGTCAACAGTTAATGTTGGTACTGTATCTGACGGAACAGTTACTGAAGCGAAACTAAGTATTGGCAACTCACCGACCAATGGAAAATTCCTTCAAGCACAGTCAGGACAGACAGGTGGGTTGTATTGGGCTGATGCTGCTGATACAGATAAAATTAGTGAAGGTAATACAACTGCTGAAATAGATGATGGAGCTGGTGGAGCTGGTGCATTTAAAGTTAAATGTGACGGAGAAACAAATGAAGCTTTCAAGGTTTCAGATTCAGAAACAGTAATAGGTAGAAGTGGTCAGACTTCGACACTTTGGTTAGGCAGTGGTGCTTCTGGACAGATTAAATTTGGAGCATCTTCTGGTCAAATGCCATGGTTGCGACTAGATGGAAGCTCAAACCTTGAAGTTACTGGAGCTTATAACAATGGAAACTCTACTGGAAATGTCTGGACATTTGGTGGTTATCAAGGAACACATGTCTCTGCAGGAAATATCAATCCTTCAGCAGATAGTACTTATAGCTTAGGAACTAACTCTGTACGCTGGACAAATGTATATGCAGACAACCTTTACGGAGATGGTTCAAACCTAACAGGAATAGCTTCTACCAGCCTTGATGGCTGTGGCTACCAGAACGACCAGACAATTGCAGCAGGAACATATAGTATTGCAGCAAACAAGGGCATGCACTCCGTCGGCCCTATTACAAACAATGGAACCGTTACTGTTAGCGGAACCTGGGTTATCAGCTAAACTCTGAACATGGCTTTAGTTCTCAACGGATCAGCGAACACAATCGGAGGGTTAGCTGTAGGCGGCTTACCTGATGGAATAGTCGATACAGATATGATTGCTGCAGGTGCAGTAACAGGAGCAAAGAAAG